AGAAAAAAGGCATGGCTAATGGCGGCAAAGTAAAGAAAACCATGAAGAAAAAAGGAATGGCTAACGGAGGTAAAGTTAGATCCATGAAGAAAAAGGGCATGGCTAACGGTGGTAAAGTTAGATCTATGAAAAAGAAAGGCATGGCTAATGGCGGTAAAGTTAAGGGCATGAAGAAAAAAGGTATGGCTAATGGTGGTAAAACAGGCATGACTTTATCTAGTCTTCGTGCAGCAGCAAAAGCCAAAGGTTATAAACTTATGAAAGGGTAGCGTTATGAGAACTAAAAACGCAAACGTTATAAACCCTATACAACCTATGTACAATCCTACACAAGCAGATCAAGAGAGGCAGCGTAGCATGATGATGGGTCAACAACAACGTAAGCCTAAGAAAGAAGTTGGCACAGCCCCAGCTATAGGTATGTCCGAAGGTGGACAACTAAAAGACGTACCTGCAGGAAACAAAGGTTTAGGTAAACTTCCTTCAGCAGTACGAAACAAAATGGGCTTCAAGAACAGAGGCGGCATGATCAGTAATGGAAATAAGGACTACAGAAAATCTGGAATGTTCTATAAAGGTTAGCATAACGGTTATGCAATAATGTCTATTTAATTTTGTCCACATATGTGTAAAACTATTCTTAGTACACAACTAATGTAAGAAAGGATAGTTTATGTGGACAAAATTATTAGAAGTGCTCAAAAGAGCAAACAACAAGATAATACAACACCAAGAGCGAAGAGTAGCTCACTGGCAGTTGACAAGTATGACCAACGAACAATTAAAAGATATAGGTATTACTCGTGGCGAAATCAGCAAAAAAATCAACCGTTAACAAGGCAGGTAATTATACTAAGCCTACTATGCGTAAGCGTTTGTTTTCTTCCATTAAAGCTGGCAGCAAAGGTGGAAAACCTGGACAGTGGAGCGCCAGGAAAGCACAGATGCTTGCAAAACAATACAAAGCAAAAGGTGGAGGGTACAAATGAGAGTACTTAAATGGTTTTGGAGATACTTTAAAAGAATAGGTTGTGCAATTTTAAACAAGCACTGTGGACCTGATTGCAACTGCAAGGCTTAATATGGCACTTAAAAAGTCTCAGAAAAGTTTAAAGTCATGGACAAAACAAAAGTGGCGAACTAAAAGTGGGAAGCCTAGTGCTAAAACTGGTGAGCGCTATTTACCTAGTGCGGCTATTAAGTCTCTTAGCGCTGCTGAGTATGCCGCTACAACCAGAGCAAAGCGAAAAGGCACTAAGGCAGGTAAGCAGCATGTGGCTCAACCTAAGAAGATCGCAAAAAAAACCAGAGCCTACAGGAAAGTAAAATGACACGAACTTTAAATGAGAAACAGACTAAGTTCCTAGAGGTTCTATTTGAAGAGGCAGGTGGGGATGCTGTCACAGCTAAGAAGTTAGCAGGTTACAGTGACAACACTCCCACTACATCTATAGTGGAGGGGTTGAAGGATGAGATATTTGACGCTACTAAAACGTACATGTCAAGGATTGGACCCAAAGCTGCAGTCGCTTATGGTAGGGCTTTGGACGATCCTACCCAGCTAGGTATAAAAGAAACACTAATGGCTGCAGGTCAGATACTTGATCGTGCAGGTGTAGTAAAAACAGAGAAAGTATCAGTAGAGTCTACAGGAGGTTTATTTATTTTACCACCTAAAGAGGATACCAATGCAGAATCTGACGAGTGAAAGACCTCTACAATATGAATATTGGACTCTGCCTAGAGTACCCTTCAAGGTAAAACTGTGGCAGAGGATTCCAAAGATAAGTAAGAACATTCCTTTCGGATATGAAGTAGACCCAGAGGATGAGGATTGGTTAAACCCTATCCCAGAACAGTTAGAACTACTAGAGCTTGCAAAGAAACACGTAAAGCAATATAGTTTAAGACAGGTTGCTGCGTGGCTAACTACACAGTCAGGTAGAAGTATAACACACGATGGGTTAAAAAAAAGATTAGATGTCGAAAGAAAGCGAAAGAGGATTACTGCGATTAAACGCCAGTATGCCAAAAGGCTCGAAAAAGCGTTACGTCAAATCGAAATCCTTGAAAAAGAAAGACCTGGCTCCTACACCTACGAAGAAGACTGAGGTAAAACCAGCGCAAGCAAAGCCACCAGAGTTTGATGTAGAGTATGCACAAAGCGTTGTATTCAAGCCAAATCCTGGTCCTCAAACACAATACCTAGCATCTTCTGAGCGTGAAGTGTTATATGGTGGTGCAGCAGGTGGTGGTAAAAGCTACGCAACACTAGCTGATCCGTTACGGAACTTAAATAACGAAGACTTCAGTGGTCTACTTGTACGACACACAACAGAAGAACTTAGGGAGCTTATACAAAAAAGCCAAGAGCTATACCCTAAAGCAATACCTAACATAAAGTGGTCTGAGCGTAAGTCGCAGTGGACTACACCAAGAGGCGGCACACTTTGGATGTCGTACTTGGACAGAGATACAGACGTGATGCGCTATCAAGGTCAGGCGTTTAATTACGTAGCATTTGACGAGTTGACGCAGTGGAATAGTCCTTACTCGTGGAACTACATGAGATCCCGACTACGTAGTGCTAACAAAGACTTAGGTCTGTACATGAGAGCAACTACAAACCCAGGTGGTCCAGGTCACTCTTGGGTTAAGAAGATGTTCATTGACCCAGCAAAGCCTAATACGCCATTCTGGGCAACGGACATAGAGACTAGTGAGGTTCTGAAGTTTCCACAAGGGCATAGCAAAGCTGGTCAACCCCTATTCAAACGAAGGTTCATACCTGCTAGTCTCTTTGATAATCCTTATTTAGCTGAGAGTGGTGACTACGAAGCTATGCTTCTATCACTGCCAGAGCATCAAAGAAAGCAACTACTAGAAGGGAACTGGGATGTAAACGAGGGAGCAGCTTTTCCTGAGTTTAACAGAAAGATACACGTAGTAGACCCCTATGATATACCTAAAAGCTGGACTAGGTTTAGGGCATGTGACTACGGCTACGGAAGTTACACAGGAGTTGTTTGGTTGGCAGTAAGTCCAACTGAACAACTTGTAGTATATAGAGAGTTATACTGTTCAAGAGTTACGGCAACAGATTTAGCAGATATGATATTAGATGCAGAACAAGATGACAATATCAGGTACGGTGTGTTGGATAGCTCCCTGTGGCATAAACGTGGAGACACTGGCCCTTCTTTGGCTGAACAGATGAATCAGAAAGGCTTGCGTTGGAGGCCATCTGATAGATCAAAAGGTTCAAGGGTGGCAGGTAAAAACGAGCTTCACCGCCGTTTGCAAGTAGACGAGTTTACTGAGGAGCCAAGACTAGTGTTCTTCTCTACTTGCAACAATATGATAGCTCAACTGCCGGGCCTACCTCTTGATAAGAGAAACCCAGAGGATGTAGATACAAACTCAGAAGACCACTTGTACGATGCTCTTAGGTATGGTATAATGACAAGACCACGTAGTTCTTTGTGGGATTACAATCCTATGACTCACAGAACAGGCTTTCAAGCTTCAGACCCAACGTTTGGATATTAACAATGAAAACATTTGTAGTAGTTATAAGTATGTGGGGTTACACTGGAGAAGAATGGGTTTACACAGGCAATCAATATATTATGCAAGAAACGTTTACACAAGAACAGTGTAATATGATAGTTGATAACTCTAACTGGGAAAAGTATGAAGAGAATGAATACTATGGATTACAGTTTGACTGTTTTGAAAAGGATGACCGATAATGGCTACAACAGATAACGAACAAGCCGAACTATTTGAAACAGATGAAGTTTCTGTTATTCAAGACAAAGATGATTTAGATGCATCAGGCGTAGTAGCTTTTGTTACTTCTAAATTTAAAAAAGCAGAAGATGCTAGGTTTGCAGACGAAAACAGGTGGTTACGTGCATACAGAAACTATCGTGGTATGTACAGCACAGATGTACAGTTTACAGAAACTGAAAAGTCTCGTGTATTTATAAAGGTTACTAAAACTAAAACACTTGCCGCTTATGGACAGATAGTAGATGTTTTGTTTGGTAGCTCTCGTTTTCCCCTTACAGTTAATCCTACAACACTACCTGAAGGTGTAGCTGAGTCTATGCACATCAGCATAAACCCACAAACTGAACAAGCACAAGATCAGTTAGAGGATGCCTTTGGTAAAAAACCCCCAGTTACATTGTTGTTTGATCCAGACCAGAAACTGAAACCCGGCGAAACCATGTATGACCGCATGAAGCGTATGGGTCCAATAGAGGATACGCTAGAGTATGCTTCAGATAAAATAATAGAGGGTCCTGGCACAACACAAGATACAGTTACATTCCATCCTGCTATGATTGCAGCTAAAAAGATGGAGAAGAAAATACATGATCAGTTAGAAGAAAGTGGCGCTAATAAACAACTGCGCCACACTTCATTTGAAATGGCATTGTTTGGCACAGGGATTATGAAGGGTCCATTTGCCATAGACAAAGAGTATCCTAACTGGAATGAAGACGGTGAGTATGACCCAACAGTAAAGACTGTACCATCTACAAGTCACGTATCTATTTGGAACTTCTATCCTGATCCAGATGCGTACAACATGGACGAAGTAGAATATGTAGTAGAGCGTCATCGTATGACACGTTCACAGATGCGAGGTCTGAAGTCTAGACCTTTCTTTAGAGAAGAGTCTATCAGTGAAGCTATAGACATGGGCGAATACTACGAAAAGAAATACTGGGAACAAGATATGGAGGACGATGCACAATACAGCAGCGCCCCATACAGATACGAAGTCCTAGAGTTTTGGGGATACGTAGATACAGACATACTAGAATCTCACGGTGTAGTAATACCAAAAGATGTACAAGACTCAGAGCAGTTGAGTGTAAACGCTTGGATATGTAATGG